GCTGAGCGCCACTTGCGCACGTCGCCAAGTTTAATTTTGGTGTCGCCCATGGCCAGTTCGAGGTCGTCGGCCAGTTTGCTGTCAGCAATCAGTTCATCGAGAGTGGGCATCTATGCTCCTATGCTACCGATGGCGGTGTGCTGGGGCCGCCTCCCGCTTGAGTTGCCGCTGGTGCGCCCGTGGCGGCGCTGAATCCTAGGGGTGGTCGGACAGCGCCCTCGGTTGACTGGGCTGACTGCAGCTCTTTGAGTGCCTTGTCCAGGGCCTTTACAGTTTGGCTTAGGTGCCCAGACACGTTAGGCAGGCGCATGCCGCTTTGGACGAATGCAGCCATCAGGGCGGCTTTCACACTTTGTAGGGTGCGCATCAGGAAGGCTGGGTCGGCGCCGTGGAGTTCGCTTGACATCTGGCTGACCTGACTGCCTGCGTCAGAGGAGCCTTCACCTGGGACACCTCCACCGCCTGGACCACCGGGGCCACCCGCACCACCACCCGCTCCTGCCGATAATGAAGTGAGGGCTGGGCCGAGCAGGGAGGCCAACGGATTTGACGGACTCGCCACTATCGTTTCTTACCCTTTTTGCCCATCTCTAGGTGCGCTACAAAGTTGTTCGGGTCAGGCGGTTCGCCGCCGGTGTCCCAGGGGTCGATCAGATCGAGCACGTCGGGGCCGGGTTCAGCTGCGGCCTTCATGACGTTTAGAGGCGTGTTGAAGTCGGGGAAGTCTACGTTCTCGCGCACGCCTTCTCTGTCGTCGCTCGCTGGATCGTAACGCTTGGCTGCGGGACCGGATTTCTGTGCCATGGCTATTTCTCCTTACCCTTGCTGGATTTAGCTGAGTCGCCTGCTGGAGCGTAATTCATGGGATCGGCGGGCATCACAGTGTTAATGTCGTCGTCTACCATCGGCGTGTCGGTTTCGTAGGGGTAGCTGTCGTGGTCGTTTACGGGTGACCACAGTGTTGGAGTGCGTTTAATGCCTCGGTTATCGTATCGCGTTGTCACGCTGGCTCCTTGAGACTACGGGGAGAGCCGCAGCCCTCCCCCCTGAGTTTGCTTAGGTGCTGCTATTTCCGCTTTCCCTTACGACCACGGTGTCTCCGATCAACGAAGGTCACGCGCATTTTGGTCTCCTTTTCTCCATGCTCACCCCTGGAAGGGGAGACCCGCATGGGGGGTACTACGAGTAAAATTGTTAGCGGCGTCTGCCACCCTTGCGGCCACCTTTACGGCCACCCTTGCCACCGCCCTTGAAGATTGATCCGCCTGTCAGTACGTTTGACATGTCACACTCCAAATACTACGAGGGATGCAGCTGCGTCCGATGCACTACACGCAAAAGTCAATGTGCCCCCGGAGATCGTGGCTCCCAGCGTAGCTTGAGCCGATGAGTCCAGGGAGAAAGAGTCGATCATGCCGAAACCGGTTGCGAGGGTGTTCGTGTTGGCCACGCTAATGTTGGCACAGTACATGCGCCGGTTACCGCTGTAGCAGTACACATAACTGTTAACAGTTGCAGCTGCCATGTGCCCTCCTCCTGCTAACGACTGCGACGCACGTAATTACGCATGCTAGGACGCCTAAGAGTGTGGCGGCGATTTCTGCGCCCGCGTGCCACTTAATTGATCCGCCATTCTGGGTGAGCAAGCCATGATTGCCAAGCGCTGATAGCGGAACGCTCCACATATTCCCAGAATGATTCGCTGCCGAACTTATAGCGTGCGTCTTCTTGGATACTTTTGTGGATCAACAGTGGAACGTGGGTGCCATCGACAACGTATTCGGCGTCCCAATATTCTCCACGGTCGTGCCAGCTTATACGTGAAATGTCGTGGCCGTTTAACATTACGCTGTAAGGGTGGGGGGTGCCTGAGGGGATTACAAGGAGGGCTGGGCCGTATGCTCCGTACTGGGCATGCCGATTAACCATTGCTTACCACGGCTCTTAGGGCCACGGTAGATAGCGCAGCCTGCGTCTACCAGGGTGCCGTCTACACACCACTTGCGGACGGTGCGTGGAGCTATGCCGTAGAACTCAGCGGCCTCAATTGTGTCGTACCAGTTGTATTGAGGGTGAGTGCGTTTGAAGTGTTCACGGGTGGTTGGCATTATCGGGGCCTCTTGAGTTTGCTGAGGGCGGCTAGCTGGAGTTCTTCTCGCTGAGCGGAAGCCACTTCGGCGGCGTCCGGGAAGTCAAGTGCCTCAAGGGCATATTGTAATGGAAGGTGGCCTTCCTTCAATAGACCCATCACGAGTGAGCGCATGGCGGCTGCTGACATGGGCCTTATGGATGTGTGGTCTAAGTAAACGTCGTAGTCTTCGATGGGGCCTAGTTCGGGCCACGCCGTCAGTTTTACGTCGCCACTATCTTGGCTGACAAATTGTGTGCCCTGTTTCAAGTTGCGCATGGTCCAGAACACCAGTTCGGCGGTGCGCTGGACGCTCTCGGCCATCATACGAGCACGCATGCGGGTCAGGAATTGTGATTGGAATATCGACGCGTCGTTCAGGTCGGCGCCTACGTTGCCGGGGGCCTGTTGGCCCGCTCTGGCTGGAGTGAATCCTTGTAGCTCTTTCTGCAACGTGAGTAACTGTTGGGGCGCTTGGGTCATGTGGGCGGGCATGGCTTGGGGATATTTACATTCGGGCACAGGACTGTTGGCGTTGATGATGCATACTTGGGCGGGGATGCCGCCAAACTCTTCGGCACGCAGGCCGGTGCGTTCGTCTATGAACCAGATCATGTTGTTGGTGCGGACGGCGTTCTCGAAGTTCTGGGTCAGGTGGCGTTCGGCTAGCTCCTGTAGACCCTTTGTGTAGCGTACGGGCGGTGGGCACCAGAAGCTGCCCAGGGTAGGCATGGCGTGGTAGGGGATGATTGGCCAGCTGCGGAATGGATAAGGGTTGTCGCCGTCGGCCAGAACGATGCCGTCGCACTCTACGATCCAGCGTCCGTTGGGCCATCGCAGCTTGCGTTGGGGGGCGGGGATCAGTGCTCCTAATTGGGACTGGATTCGTTCAACGTCTTCCTTGGGGATGTCCATGGCGGTGTAGTCGCGGATGTACAGGTGTCTTACGGTAAGGCGCCCGTCGCCACTAGGCTTTATTGTGGGTATGCCACCGCTGATGCTCATGGGCCCGTCGGGTAACTTTAAGCCAATGTCGAAGCCGTCGGGGGGTGCAGACGCTCGCCCTAGTACGTTGCGTGGATGGACTCGGTAACCGTTCTCGGGCCACAGGCGTTGGATTTCGTCAATGTACATGCGGTCTTTGAGGATGACGTAGACCCACTGTTCGGGGTCCGCTGATCCAGGGTCGGGGAACACTGTGCTGGGGTCGCGGACTTCCATCCACACTTCGCCCTGGCCGCGCTTGGCCTCGGGGTCGAAGCCTACTTGGATAAAGCCGGTGCCACAATAGAGGCCCCACAGTTCGGCCAGGAATATTTTGTTGTTGAAGTACTGCTGACGCCAGTGCTCGGTGAAGCCGTCTTCGGCGGCACGGTCGCGCTTGCCGTCTTTCATGATGAATATTTTGGGCTGCTGATCGCTGAGGTCGGTGGCTTCGTTCAGCATCAGGGTTTGGAGCTGCGGCACCACTACCCTAGGTCTAAAGGTGGGGGATGCGGGGAACCTACCTGTCAAACTGTGGAAGTCGCGGACTTCTTGGAACCAGTCGTCGCCGAGGGTGTTGTCACGTTCGTCTTGACTCAGCCGTTCCAACTCATCCATTTGTCTGGTGATAGTTAAGTCAGGGCTCTCTTGAGCTGATTCTCTTTTTATATTGGTGATAGGCATACTAGGCTACCTTTGCTTGACGCAACTTTTCATAATAAGCATGTCGCGTAGCTTTCCGACATATCCTACAAGTGCGCCCACCTTCTGGATACCAAATAGTATTCTCTTCAGTCCATGGATGGCCATTGCGACAAGTCTCTTTCGCTCTGACTGCAGGGTACAAAAGGTGGTGTAGTTTAGACGAGTTCAAGCGAGGATACATTGTACAGAATCGCAGAACATCCTGGGCAGCTAGCTTTTTGACAATTAAGTATGGAAGAAGCAGCCGTAGACATTTTTCTACGTCAACCCGCTTAGCCACACGCAAGTTCAACGATGGTTGTGTTCCACGTATCCTATGCGCCCAGTGAGCTTTATTTATATAAGAAGCTATCCCCTGCCGCTTCAAAAACTCTTGTATTACATATAGGACACCAGCTTGGCGCTCCGTTTGTCCAACAGTGATACTAGGACTTATGTGATTTGTTCCTTGAGCAATTCGTATACACCCTTCACCGTCTACAAACCCAGCCACGTAAGCCCACATTTTATCGTCAGTCACTATTGCACCTTAGGTTTAGCCAGCAGAGTGTCGTCGCCGTTCAGGTAGCTGCGCAGGGCGGCGATGGGGTCTTCACTTTTTACGCCCTCTTCAGTGCGCATGAAGTCCTCGATGGCGATTCCAACTTTTATCCATCCCTCTAGCGTCATCACGTTTGGGACCAGTATTTGTGGGTTGCCCATGATTTTGCTCTGCAGGTCGGCCCATGCCGTCATGCGTCCAGTGCGCCGGTTACGTTTGAACGCCTGGCCAATGTCCTTTAGGATGTCGGTGGCCGAGGCGTATTCATGCTCTGGCGGCGCTGGTTCGCTCGGCGCAGTAACCCGGCTTCGATCTCCGCTAGGTCGCTGTCGGTCGGGACGGCCATTTTCGATACCTTCGCTGCCTGCTCCTGAATGCGTTCGGGTCTTATCCATTCGGCGGCCTCTGGATTAATTATCATCATCTCTGCAAACTGACTGCCTGCCCTGAGCACTAGCTCACCGCTGCCGGGATCGTAGTCTGTGTAGAGTATGGCCCTCTCGTTCAGGGCGTCGATATCGCTGCATTTGACGCGCAGTTCGCCACCTTCCCTGCGGGCCAACGCGAGCAAGATGCGGGTGTAGTACGATAAGGGGTCTTGTTTGCCTCGTGTGTGGCTGGGCATTAGCGCCTACCCCGGCCCCTGTGTCTACCATATTTAGCATCGGACTGTTCAGACCTCAGCCTAGATACCTTGGCGCCACGCTTTTCACTGACGCCCTGGGATGGGATGAAGCCGCCGGTGGGTTCGCCATGCATGTGGCGGCCTTTCATACGGCCTTTTGTGCTGCGTGCCATGTTAGATACCCTCCAGTCCATGTCCTAGTATCGGCTTACTGCTACCTTTTGACGATGACATAACCTTTTTGAAGTGGCGCTGCAGGCTGAACTCCAGGTCGTCTTGCCACTTTGGGAGCTTTTCGCGCAGCTGTTCGTCTTCGGAGCCCATCACGAAGGGGTCGCGCCACACACGCTTGCCGAGTACCTTGGGGGGCGGGTTCTGTACGTACGCGATGGCTGCGAGCATAGCTGACATTAAGATGTCGTCGTGGCCGTACTCGACTTCCCACCTGCCGCTCTCGACTAGGGTAGCCTGATCAAGTTGTTCGAGGCAGGCTTCGTCGCGGACTGTCAAGGTGGGGAACTCTTCGCCGCGCATGCGCCCTCGGATGCAGGTACGGAAGTTATCGAACAGTTTGCGCCGCGAGTATGTGGTGGTTTCCCAGCCGATCAGTGTGGAAGGCTTGCGGCCCCACTTGTCGTCCTTGCCCTTCCACAGGGCGAAGTTGGGGTACATAAGCTGGTCGCGCAGGATGCGGATGGTCTCGCGGCCACTGTTACCGGTGAGTTCGACGTTGAGCATGGCCTTGTTGTACCAGCGGCCCGCCACGTTGAGGTACTGGGCTAGGATGTCTGGGGTGATGCGTTCACTGTAGCGAGCTACGATTGCGCCCACTGTGCCGTCAATGACCGTGAATGCTGCGAAGTCGCCCTCTTCTACGCCTACGGCTGCGTCGGCGCCTATGTAGTATGTGTGGCCAGTTTTAGGCTCTTCCCACAGTAACATGGAGCCCTGGGTGGTCTTTTCAAAGCGGGGGTGGTCGGCGTCCCAGTGCAGGTGGCCTTTGGCGACTGGAGCTACAATACATTCGCGGACGTACTTTATTTCGTCGGGTGGGAATGCTGGATCGCCACTGGCTACGAACGCTACTTCTGGCGTCCACGGGTATTCCTGACTAAAGCGGGGCAGCATGCCTTGACACTTATTTTCTAGGGTGTAGCGCATCCAGGATATCTGGGCTTTGTTGGCGTTGAATGGGGGCGCCATCAGTTCACGTTCAAGGTCGGTGGCGGGGGCGTCGTCGGCGTCGGCTGGGTCGGCTACACAGACTGGGTCGTCTAGGAAGCCGATGAATACTGGAATGTAGCCGTTGTGACCAGCGACTGCGGATTTCCAGAACTCGTAGAACACTTTACCGGGGCCGACCCTACCGAAGGCTGTGGACTCGATAATGACCATGGTGTCGGGACCTTCGCTTACTGCGGGCAGCAGCGATAGGAAGCTCTCTTCACCAGGGAACTTGGCGGCTTCGCTCATGTGGAGAGCCGACAGTGTCAGGCCGCGACCACCTCCAATGGAGCCTGCGGTGGCGATGTCCAGGATGCTGTCGCCGCCTTTGTGCTTAACGACGATGTGCTTGGTGAAGATGTCGCCCACTTTTACGGGGAGTGCTTTGGCCAAGTCGCGTGGGACTCTGAATAAACCTTCTGCGGTGTCGTTTAGGTGCGCTACGATTTTGGCGTGGGCCTGTTCGCGGGCCAGGCAGTGCAGCAACAGGAGGGCGTCGGCTTCACTGGAGATGCCCACACGGCGGCTTTTTAGGACAATGGCCCGTACCATTTCGGACTCTTCGTACTGCTCGGATATCTTTCTGGTAAATATCTCTTGGCTGGGGCGTAACTTAAAAGGTACGCTGCGTCCATGGATCAGGTCGCGGATCGGCAGCTTTTCCAGGAGGTCTACGGAGCGCTGGATGTTCATCCGGTGCGCTCCCTGCCGTTTGGACTTACTGACCTGAACATGCCTCCCATGGCGGCCTTCATGTGGCATCCTTGGCTACAAATCGACTCGCGTTCCACCACACCAGTTTTAACATTCATGCGGGCCTGCGTGTACACTGGGGAGTAGATGTTGCGCCCGTGTTCGACGCGGGTAGGCAGCTCGTGGTGGCATACGATGCAATATTCTTTCTTCTGCTGGGAGTTGCGCTGACTGTATATGCGTGTACCAGCGTCGGCACTGGCCCTGACTTCTGCGAGGAGCTTTTCGTAGTTGGTCAGCGATAAACTGTTCCAGTCGGTCTCGGTGGGGACGTTAAATTGATTGACAGCCAGGCTAGACTTCGGCATTCCACCCTCCCTGGGGCGCTATAAAGAACACATGCCTGTCACGGTTAGTGAGTTGAAGCTCGCGGCGGCGGTCCATTTCGAGTTTCCACTGCGCCCTGGCTTTGCCGTGGGGCGTGGTGAACACGTAGCCACAGCGGCAGGTGCGGCAGCCAAACTGATAGTATTCGTCGTCTTGCGCCAGGATTACTGGGTCTGAGCGTTCACACGTACCTTTTTTGTGGTTCGGGCAGACTGGGGCGTCCATGCCCTACTAGTACTAGTACACGCTCAATCTGTCAAGTGAATAAACGTGCGGGCATCTTTGGGATCGCGGCGGGCCTCGGGAGGGGCCATGGTCTGGTGAAGGTAACATTTGAACAGGTAGGTGCGTATCTGCCAGCGGTGCATCCAGTTTATGTAGCGGCGGCTGCCACGAGCGTAGATGGCGATGTAGGCGGCGTTGGCCATCATGGAGCCGATCTTTTGCTGGGTGATGGCTTTGCCCTCGCGCTTGGCTTTGTCGTAGAGGCGGTTGTACTCGGCCCAGGCAGTGTCGCGTAGGTGCGGGGGGACATGGCGGAAGGGCTTGGCCCCACCACCATGTTTGCGGTTGTCTTTGGCATAATTGTTGAGGGTGGGCTTTTGGGCGCGGCGTGCGTCTACCTCTTTGAAATATTGCAGGGTGTTGTCGATGGCCTTCTGCGATAGTTTGCGCATGCTCCTACCCTAGCATAGAAAGTTAAAATTACCTATTGACTAGTCGCGTTGGGCATGTTATTCACTGTGTGAGGAGGTTCACAATGTCTAAAGGTACAGCGTTTAGCAGGACCGTTCAATATTTTCGGGATGCTTCACCTGACGAAGCCAAGGCTGCGTACATGCTGGTCGCTGAGATTATGCGGGAGCGTGTTGCAAGTAAGCCCCAAGCGGCACCTAAAGTGAAGCGGCACAGGCGTACTAAGGCGCAGATGGCTGAAGCTATGGCGCATGCACGAGCGGCTAAGGCAGCCAGGGCGTCTAGTGGTGCGGTGGCCGCAAGTGGAGGGGCCTTGGCTGAGCTGTATGAAGATGGCAAGGGTGCGGGGGCATAGGGATGGCTACACAAATTATATGGGACGAGGACCCTGTCGATGTAGTCAAACCTCCTGAGCCAGTAGCCTACGATAACTATGGGGACTTCGCAAGTGGTAAGCCACCCTCAACTTACAAAGAGCTACTGGCAATGGCCGACATCAATGACCTGATCTATGAGCTTAATAAGCGCGGCATGGTGGTGACCGCACGTACTGGTGTGTACATGCCAGCCACTGTGTCTACATCACCATACGCACAGACCGCTGCTCTAGGCGGGTCAGTGTACACAGTGCCTACTACTACCAGTGCTACGACCCTACTCGGTCTTGGCGCTTTGCAAGGGCAGGCCACTTTGACCAGTGGAATATACCAACAGTTACTGGGAGCGGTGGATGCCTCCAAAAACAAGTGGTGAGGTGTTTGAGTACCTAAGCACTATAGGCAAGAAGGGTGGGGCCTCTAAGTCTGCTAAGAAGCGGGCTGCGTCTAAGCGTAATGCTGACAAGGCGTGGAGGGCTAGGTGGCGTGACAGGCCCCAGAAGGAGCTATGGCCACCAGAGCTTCCACCGGCGTAGGGGCGTCACTTGAGTGTAGTCAACAGCAGCACCACCTTTGTCAGCAGGCTGGATGCCGTTGTGGGTGCCATCTTCCGGCTAAGGATATCATTCAACGTACTGAGCGTCCTGAGATGCCAGTACCTGACAGGGATGTTACCGTTGAGGCAGTTATGGTATGCCCTAAATGCCACAAGTCAGGGCGCCCTACCGATAAATTCTGCAGACACGACGGTACTAAGTTAATGGTGGGTGGGCGATGTCCAACGTGCCTAGCAGAGACGCTTCCTGAGGATGTGTTCTGCGGTCTATGCGGAGGAACACTTAGTGGCTAAGCTGGCTACACTCGAACAGTACTATCAGTTGATGGATGCGCGTCCTGAGAAGTTTACTGCTGAACAAGTTAAGTTTGCTAAGGACGATGGTACTAATCCCTGTGCCGCTTGTGTACATTGGTTCCACAACCCAATTACGAGTAGCATGGTGTGCGAAGTAATGCGCCCAGAAGACGAGAGCGTACCGGCAGATTGGACCTGTATGTTTTGGACGGTTGACTATGAGACTTTCCCTAAGATGGAGGAACCTAAATGACTAGCTATCGTGCTTGGAATGCTGCTACCTATCCGTATGACCTAGCTAAGTGTAAGCACTGTCTAGTGATGCATGTTGACTGTGATGTGCCAGGGGTAACTTGCAAAGACCCTGATCATCAGGAACTTAGGGATGTGTGTACTGAGCAGGGGCTGGGGGAGTTCTATAAGGCCCATCAGCAATACTGGAGTGCGTACCAGGACCCTGATCGCACGCCCTTGACTGATGCCTGGCTGGCGGCGAACAAAGATAAACTTGTGGCCATCCGGGAACTGTTTAGGAACGAGTATGCCAATAACCCTGCGCCGCCCGAGCAGATGGAGTTAGCGCTTGAGCCAGTGGCTGCACCAGAGGTATAGCACTTTTAACCGGATGTATTTTGGGGGCAGGCTGCCACGTGACACTGTGCTGATGTGGACCACCCGGTTGCCTCCTAAGGTGTGTGCGCGTAAATATAAGTTAGAGAGTGGCCCACAGCTTATATTGTTCAATCACAAGTTGGAGCCCTGGCAGGACGTGATTGAGATGAGCTTGCTCCATGAGATGGCCCACATGGCCACGGTTAACAACCATGGCCGCAGGTGGCAATCTGAAATGCTGCGCCTCGCCAAGGCAGGCGCCTTCCGCGATAGGTGGTGACCTCCCATGTGCTACTAACTTGCCTGCCGTAGTGGCAGAGGTCTGTTACGCTGTATTCCATAATATGGCGATTGGAGACACTATGCACAAGATGGTTAGCTGGCTAGACCTGAACTACCGCATGGTCATGTTAATTTTAATGGCCTACGAGGTGATCATGCTGACTGTGCTCGTTGTAGTGGAAGTGGCCAAGTGATTGATGTATACCTGAGATGTGCGCCGCAGAACTGGATTCGTGGAGGCATGGCTATAACGTGTATAGCTTGGTGGCGCGATCAGCTGGATGTAAAGCTACATATTATTGCAGCCGAGGGATCATGCCTTGAAGAAGTAAGTTTAGATTGCCTTGAGGAGGTAAGTGTAGCTAGAGCTAAAGTGCTGCCACTGGACAACTTTCACTGGGCCTCACGCGCTTATGCGGATACCCAGGCACAGTCAACACCCTATGTGCTGACCGATGACGACCGGCTGCCGATAGGTGGGAAGTGGCTGGAGCGGGCACTGGCACTGTGGAATAGGCACAGTGACTACACAATGTTGTGCCCAGTAAGTTATATTCCGGTGGAGCGTCCCCCTGAGCATGTTGGGGCAGACGAGGTAGTCGGTGCCAACAATTCGTGTGGGGCGCCATACTTTGCTGCCCCCCACCAGATTCCCTATGATACGTTCGCTGGGCCAGCTAACCAGCAAGATCAGATTGTGTGTGCATGGATGCGCCAGCACAACGTGAAGCACGGCTGGATGAGGGATGTCTATAATTTGCACCTGGGTTTTGGGCACAGTCAAGTAGGTCCCACAGGAGTATACTAACCTGTGAACACTGTAACTTATGAACGTTCTGGACCGCTGAGCATGGCACTATTGCAAGACGCTTACTATGTGCTGGTATGGGGCTACACTGAGCCTGACACCATTAAATGTTCCCGAGCCACCAAAGCTAAACTGATTACCGACCTATTCCCTGACGCTCACCTGGATAACGATAGAGTAATCCGGTTCTGCAACGCCACCCTTGAGTACGATGACACCCTGGACGACCACACTATTATAATCTGCTATACCGAGCCCCCTGAATATTTCAAACAGCACAAGTGTGCCTATCAAGTACGGGTAACACTTACTGAACCTGGTTGAGCATAATTTACCCACTAATTTTTACGCCTACTAAGGCATAGACATCCACGCGCACAGCGTAGATATAGACACGTAGCTCGACCTACGAGAGATGGGGTACCCGTAGTAGTAGCACGTGGCGCGTGACACGTAACGCTAACGTAACTATGCCTATCGCTAACGTATCTGGCCATCTACTACACGTGTAGGACCGTGTGCGTGCGGCTGCGGCAACGTATATATGTGCGAGCGTGTAACGATTACGCGTACAGTGTAATTACTACTACTGCTACGACTGCTACGGATGCGCAAGGTGTTGATAACAAAGGGTTGGCGCATGTGGCCATGCGTGTGCACTACGCAATGTGCCGTTTGAGAGAAAACAAGCGGCAGACTCAGGCGAGCCTCAGTTAGTAACGCATGTACGTACACGGTGTTAACAGCATCGGAAGCGTATGAGTCAACCACTGAGGATATCTAGAGTGTACGGTGTGGGGGTGACACATGCCACATCGTAAACATGATAGCGCGTGGAAACAGTTTGAAACGTTTGGGGTTACGGTACGTCGAGAACGTCCCCTGAGGGATGCCGATGGACACGTGAGCAAACGTTACGAATTGCCAGCGACGGCGGCAGAGCGGGCCTTGGGACGTGGTCCTAGGTTCACACTGGCACCGCAGCACAAGGGTTCACGCGGTATCAAGCGGGATTCGCCTATCGGTGAGTTACAGTTGCCACACGTGCATACGGGTGAACGTCTACTCTCACAAGAGGAAACGTATTCACAAGCGCAGTGTACGTGCGGTAAACCGGCAGATAAGAACAGTATGTTTTGTGGAGACTGTAACTCAGCGACTAGGCGTTACTTAGCGAAGTTTAGCTAAGTGTGCGGGTAGTCACTCGCACACCGTACATTCTGGGTTCGCTTCCCATACGTTGGGTGAACATAGGGCATTGCCCATGTGCACATTAGTTCGCAACCGTGTGCATGGTAATTCGTGCAATGATAACCGCGCCTATGTGTGGGAGTCACTATCTTGGCACACTGCGCACCAATTAGCCATTTTGGCGCACGTGGTACCATTCCGCGCATTGCGAGCGGAGCAATCGTGCTACGTGTTACGGGTAAGCCGCAGAGAAAGTGTGGGATAGTGTGGGGAATCCGATTCGCGTATTGTCCGCGAGAGTATTGCTTTGCTGTATGTGCGTTCCGACGCACCGCTAGCGAGAGAAAACGCTATGTGCGGTTCGCCTTCACAAACGTATGCAGAGAGAGCCAATACCGGCGCTGTGGTCAGGTGCCAGCGGCAATAAAACGGCGGTCTGTCCGTAGCGTGGCTACGGTACACTGTGGGAGGGTTACGTATATGCTTGATATCATTGGATATACGCTGCTTTGGATGCTGTTCTTTGCGGTAGTAGCAGTCATCCAAGAGCGTGAAGAGCGCGAGCGCAGGCGTAACTGTAAGCGTGAGTGACCCTCGCGCAGTGTACCGTACGTCACAGTGGCTACGGTACGGGAGGGTTACAAACATGACAAATGATGCACAAGCAGGT